GCGTTTTGAGCGTTGATCATATTCGTCAACGTGTTCGACACTGTTGACTGAGTGAATTTTTCAAGTCGCGTCTGCACCTCGTTGAAACCGATTTCGGGCGCAGCTTTTTGGATCTGTATGATGCCCTTTTCTAAAGCTTTTTGCCGCAGAGCCTCGCTCGTCGTTACATCCGCGCCTTTGCGGAGTGCGTATTCTTCGTTGCGGTTAAGTATTGCTTTGTATTGATCAACGGCGCGCTTTCGAATTTCCTTGCGGAAGTTCAAAATAGCCCGCGTGCGAATCTCGTTAACTTTATCAGTAAAGAAGCCTTTGGCTTGCATCCGCTTGAGGCCTTTACGGTAAGCCTCTTCTTTTAATTTTATCCCTTTTAAAAAATACTTTTCGGCCTTTTCAGTATCGGAAAATTTCAGCGCTTTTTCTCTGCGCTCTTCTATATCCAGCTCAAAGCTATCCGCGGCGTCGGCAGCATTTTTTTCGTTTGTTATTCTCTGCTGCTTGATGCCAAATTCCGCAACTTTCTCCCCGATTTGTTGCAATTGCTTACCCGATTGACTCATCTGCGCGCCAGCGTCTGCAAACGCGCGACCAGGCGCGGTCATGGCGGAAGAGCTGAGCTGCGCCGTGATAAATTGCCCTTGGCCTTGCCGAGGAATCGCGGCTTGTGATGTATACGTCGGAACCTTCACTTTATTCAATCGCCTTAAAGTTTGCGTAGCCAAGGCTCATGTTGCCGAGGCCTGAAAACAAGTTACCAAACGCCTGTGTTTGCGCCGCACGGGCTCTGATGTTATATGCAAGTTGCTGTTGCTTGCCTTCAAGAAGGGCAAGCTCGCCAGCTAAGCGCTGGTTGACGCCCTGCTCGCGCAAGCGACCGGCGTCAGTGCGCGCCTGCAATCCGATGAGCTGTACTTCCTCTTCCGCTTCGTTAGCGTTTTCCATCATGACCATAAGCGGCGTGCCGGTTGACGTAGCAACACCACTTTTCCGATATGCCGTTTCTGTTTTTGCTTGAAGCTTGCTGAACTGTTTTCGGAATCGAAGCGCTTCTCGATCGCCGACGCGCTCCCGCAGGTCTGCTTCTTGTTTTGCAACACGCTCATTGCGGCGGCGGATCGCAGCGTTGTATTCCGCAGTCTGCATCGCGGCGCTGCCGGCCGCGCGCATGCCAGCCGCTTGTTGCTGCGCGCCCATGAATGAGACGCCAGTGCCAACGGCAGCCGTCCCGATCCCTATGTATGCAAGTGTTGCCGCTTCTAAACCCATTGTCGCACCCAACTAAACATGTCGTAGCTCTGCCGATCTGGCGTCATTTGCCTAACGGTTCCTTCGTATTCCATGCCGAGAAAACGCGCCCAACGCCATAACTCAGGCCAGTCACTTTTCATATGTGCCTGCACTCGGTGCAGATCTTGCTCGTCCGCAATCTTGCGCATCCATCGCCGGCAAATGCGCGCTACCGCCACCTTATGTGCGTCTAATTTATCGCTCGCCATCAACCAGGCTTCGCCGACGCCAGGCCAAAGCGGCTGAATCCCGCTGATGGCAATCAGATGCCCATGATCGATAAACGTGAACGCCATGTCCGGCGCCGCAAAAAGCTCCAGCATCTCAAGGCCAAACGATGGGCGGTTTCGGTCGTCGTTTAAGTTTTCTGCCAACAACGCTTCGGCGTGTTCGAACTCAAACGGCGCGAGGATCACTGCTCAAAAGTCGACAGGGTTGCGTAGGCCGCCAAGACTGTCATCGGCAGCGGTTGTTCTTGTCGAATGGTGAACTGCCCATCGGTGTCGTAGTTACCGTTCAGCTCAATTTCTTTGTCGCCACTGAATAGTGCAAGCGCCGCGTCCATTTCGTCGGCAGAGGACCGAAACGGCACAACATCGAGGTTGTTGACGTCACGCCCAACCTTCAGCCCAACCGATCGATAGAGGCGTACCGTCAGCTCATTGATACGCTTCATCTTGCCCTGGGCTGTGCCCATTGCCGCGCCGGCGTCAACGCGCAGCGTGCGCAGCGTGCTGTTGTAACCAAGACCGGCGTGGGCTTTCGTCACATAGCGATCGAGCGTGATGGCGCCAGACGAGACTGTCTTCGGCGCGTGAACGCTGCCATCGCCGAGAATGGCAACAGACTCGCCTTCAAGATGCGTAAGGCCCGACAAGGTCGTAGCTGCCTGCGTCACTGTTGCGCCGTCAGCATGAATTGCCGCCGGGCCAACGACACCGCGGGTGCAGCCAGTGAGCTGGTTAGAACTGTTGCCGGTGTACGTTATAATTTCGGTGCCAATCTTAACGGCGCCGCTTGCCGGGAACGCAGTAGTATCATCAAGCGTAATTGTCGTCGCCGCGGCACTGATCTGTCCGTTTAAGGTGTCAGACACGCCGGTGAAGGTTAAGGCGCTGTCGACGAACACCGCGTCGGTGACGTCAGTGCCGAACTCAAAATTCTTAATGTATTCAATGTATCGTTTCGTCGCGCCGTTTACCGTGCGTTTGACCACCATATAGATCTCGTCTTCATCAAGGTCGCCTGGTATGACCGCAACGCGCTCTACCACAGCGTTGCCGGTGCCGAAAGATCCACCGATAATCTGACGCGACCAACCCATCACCTGTTCTTCGGGCTTAAAGGTTAAGCAGGCGAGCTGGCCGTCTGCACGCACGCACCAGATGATCGAGTCCGGCTCTTGCTGGTAGCTCATCTCAACCAGGCCTGACTCGGTGATGTGTTCACTGATAATTGTGACGTCTGGTGCGACAAATCCGTCGACATCAAAATTGAATCGCAGCTCGCGCACCTTGCGCTTTGCGCGCTGAATGAACAGCGTGCTGTTGCCGGCCTGCACCGGCGCCGTATCGCTGGAGCCGTGCGGCGTCTGTTGCTTGATTTGAATATTTGTCGGCGTAATTGCCTCGTCAGCGCCACCGGCTCGGACAACGAATTCGCCGCCGGATGTGCCGACAATCAGATTGCGCGTCGACGCCAAGAATCGAATGACGTTCACCTGGTTTGATCCGATGGTGTAGACCATCGCGTCGTCGTCCTCAGTGCCGGCTTCAAAATTTTCGAAGTCGCCGCCCTGACTGAAGAATAGCGTCTGTGGTTGTGTGCTGGTGCCAGCGAACACCAACCGCTCCTCGTAGAAGCTGACAGCTCTCGGGTAGCCTGTCGTTTCAGAGAATGCGCCGAGCGACCAATCGTCGACCGCTTCCAACTTGCCTTGAATTGTAAACGAGCTGCCGGCGCTTTCGGCTGCAAGGTCTGCGCCTGGCGCCAACGTCAAAACACTGTCTGTGACGTCGACCAGTAAAAACCCGTCCGTCGTGTTGTTGCTTACAGTGCCGCTTATGACGATGGTCTGTCCCGCCTTAAAACCTTCGTCGATAAAATTCGCCGCGGTATCTTCAATGCGATCGTTATGCTCAAGATCCGTTGCGTCGGGATCTCCCTCGTGAAAAGAAATCGTCGTCGCCGTGTAGTCCGGCATGATTTCTGATCGGCCGTCTTCAAGCTCTTGCACTGTGCCGTCGACCGATGTCGCTGACGTAAAGCTTGTGATCTTTATGAAACCTTCCTGCAACTTAACGAGCCGTCCCACGTCGGTGCTTGCAAATGTGTCGGCAGATGCTGTGATCGTGACCGTGCCCGACCGTCCGCTTGACGTCAGCGTCGTCGCAGTGATGTTGCGGTCGAGAAAGGGGCCGCGCGTTAGAGCGACTTCAGTGATTGTCCAAGCGGTATGGCTCGTGCGCTCTATTTTGCGCGGCGCATGGTTAGGCGACACGATGTACATGACGTCGCCGCTCTGCGACCACTTCAGCGTGTTGAGGTCGCTTGCCGTGTACGGCGTGGTCACCTCGACCGGCGTGCCGCTCGACTCAACCTGACCGCCGTCTTTGATGATACGAAAATATAGCGGACCGAATTCAAGAATATAGGTTTGCTCGACATTAAATTCGAAGGGCACGAGGCGCACGGCGTTGGCGCTGCCCTTGACCTCAACGATAAAGCGAGTGCCTGGTCGTCGCGTCACGCCGCCGTGCGGTTGCACGATGAAGTTCTCAACCGTCGCCGCACCGTTGTCATACTTGGCGATATCTGTGCGACCATGCAGCCGCTCAGTGATTTCGCCTGCGGTGAAATTCTGGAAGGCTTTTGTGACCTTCGGCACTAGAACCTCGAACTAATGAACATGTCGCTTTCAACGAAAAGCGATCGGTCTTGGTTGACGACATTGTCGGGCGTGCCTTCGGTAGCGTCGACGAAGCGAGCTTCCGAAAGCTTTTGGTTATAGATATCAAACAACGACGCTGTCAGCGTAGCGCTGTTCACCAACGCATAGCTGATGTCGGCTGCCAATCGAGCAGCGATTGTCTCAATGAATAGCTGGTCGTATTCATTTGGATCTGTAACGCGCGCTATGTAGATAAATTTGAACGGCGTGGTGTTTGCAAGAACCTTGCGCCCCTCAATTCGATAGATCGTATCAATGTCCTGCGGTCGAATGATGCGCAGGCAATACGGATTATTCGGCAAAGTGAACTGGTATTCAAATTCAAATGCCGGACTATCGGCATCGGCGGCGATTGACGCGCGGCGCACGAGACAGTTCCACGGGTGGGCGCGGCTTACAGCATCTCGGACAAATTCGTAGCGCTGATTGCAGACGCGCGCAGCGCGACTGTCTTCGGTCAGCGACACAATGTTGCTCGCGCCGATCATGTTCAGCGCGCTATTACAAATATCAACGTCAGATGCCATGTCAATTCCTTAAAGAAAAGGGGGGGCAGAGCCCCCCCAATTCATTAGTCTACGACGTAGTACATGACCAACTCGATCGTGCCGGTAGCGGCAGCGCCGAGATTGGTGCAAGTCACGACGTACTCATTGTCGATGACCGACTGGTCGAGATCGACAACAGAGTTGGCACCCAGGGCCAGCGTAGCCGCTACGTCCGCGCGACCAGCCGCCGAGGCGGTGTCCTGGCCGTCGAGGAACTCGTCAGCGTCGGCAGCAACAGAGCTGCCCGAGCTGTTGGTGTAAGCGGCGTGGCCGACATCCATCGTGGTGCCGGTGCCGAGGTCGTCGAAGTACAGATAACCACCGACGATGCGTGCACCCTGCGGGAGCGAAAACATCTCGATGACATCATTTGCAGCCAGAGAGGAGGCTTCGTAGGACGCATGCGCCACACGAACGCGACCACCAAGCTGGTTAGCTTTGACGAAGTCTTTCGGATCGTCCTGCGTAAGGTCGGTCCGAACATTACTGTAAACAGTAGCCATTGTTCAGTTCTCCTTCCTTACTCAGAACACGCGATTTCAACGACCTTGTCTTCCTGCATCCTGGTCGCTCCAAACGTCGAGCAATAGTAGACCTGGGTGGAGTAAGACTTGTCGTTGCGCTCATCAACACGAGCCATGACATCTTTGCCGATCGCCAGCTTGATGCCGTCCTGCGCGAACGCATAGCAGAGCCGATCGCTACTGCCATCGACGCTCAGACGGTTGCTGACTATGAACTCGAATCCGACAAAGCTTGAGATGTCTCCTTGAGCTAAGGCCTTCACAGTGTTGAAATCGCTGCTCGTAACAGTTGTGTTATTGAGCAGATCTTCAATCTGTTCCGGCGAAACAACAATGTACCGCTTGATCGACGGATCCACGTTGTTCTGGTCGAGGATCTTCTTCGCAGACACGAGCTTTGCGATCGTGAGACCGGAAGCACCAACCGCGACTTTTTGTGACGAGGGAAGTGCCGTCGAAGTCGTGCCGTCTTTGCCCGTCTTCGCTGTGCCGCCGAGGGCGTCGATGATAACATCGTCCATCGAACGACCGATAGCCGCCGCTGCCGCACGGGCATAGGAGGAAGTCGGATCGATCAACATACGGACCTTGTCAGCATCATCAATGTAACAGTTCAGCCGAGGGCGCTAACCTCGACCCGCTTTCGCTGCCTGCGGTTTCCCGCAGGATCGGACTATATCTTCTCTCTGTGAGAGCTGGGCGCTTCCACCGCGCTTGCGGCGTACTCCTTGCGGATAGTCTCTGAACCTTCTCTTTCAAGCTTGGCTGCTGATTGGCATATCCTTGCGGACTTAGCTTTCCAGCAATTCACCCAGTTACGACCCCATTGAGGTCGGCCCACTCGTAAGTGGTCAAACTCACCATACGCCGAGAATGAGGCGTCTCGACAAGTGGCGTATCTCCGTGCCGGCTGGTACGGGCGATCGCCGCGGCCTCTCCAATTTGATCGAAGAAGGCCTTTTCGCCGGTGACGCTTTCAACGTCAACGGCGCCTCGCAACAGACTGCCCATCTGCTGCGAGAGCATTTCGACGTTCGAAGAAAACTGGTTTACGAACGCCGTAGTTACTTGGGTACTCATATCCCATGCTCCTACAGTTGTGGTTGCCAATTGCGTGGGTTATCGGGCTATGCCCGGCTCACTGTCGGTTAGGCCGACTACTCCGCCTTTCTCACAGGCTTGCGCCGGGGGGCCTTGGTAGGCTTGTCCTCGGATTTCACGAATGCCATGTATCTCATCGCGAGATCCACGGGGTCGGTTACTGTGCGCGCGCTGCCGAATTGCACGGCCAGGCGCAGGCATTCCAATTTTATCTCTTTGTCATCCATTGAGCTGCTCGCGCAGTCTCAAGACCTCGTTCACCGTGCGGTCGTGATCAGGATGCGTTTTCTCCCAATACGGCGAGCCCTTTTGCGATAGCTGACTGATGCGCGCCTGGATGTCTGTCTCGCTTAAACCTGGTCGACTGTCGCGGCCGGCTAGACCGTCTTCGCTCACTTCCTTGTTAATATACTCAGCAACCCGCACGAAAAGGCGAACCAGATCGGGATTATCGCCAAGCGACGAGCCGTCTTGCATACGAAGATCGACAAGGTCAGGTGCGTCAAATTCATCAAGAAGCGTGACCGCGGCGTCGATCTTGTCTTGAAAGTCGCCGCCATATTCTTGCCTCAATTCGGCTTCAACCGCCTGACGGTTTTCCTCAAGCTGTGTATCAGTTTGTTGCAGCGCGCTGCCGGCAAACTCCTGATAGCTGTCCGCTAGTGCTGCCGCCTGTCGCGCCGACAAGCCCGTCTTGTGTGCTGTCTCCCTAAACCAGTCAGTAAATTCCTGGTTGCTGTCTTCGCCCAGATTAAATTCGTATTCAGCTGGATCTTGCGGGCGACCGAGCTTGTTGTAGACCAGATCCCAGTCCTCGTCGGTCGCCCAGTTCCCCGGTATCGCCAGTTTTTCGGCGCCCACCATTTTTTGGGCGTTTATGTAGGATTTTGCCATCCCTTCGACGCTTCCAATGTGCTGGAGCGACGGGTCAGATTGCAGCTCCGTAGGTAAACTCGACTTCCAATCGTCAGACGGTGCTTCCCCGGTTTCCACCGGAGCGACCGCTCCCTGCTCTTCGGACACTTCACTTCTCCTTCAATGTTGCGTGAATAAATAAAATGACGTCCCTTTGTCCCTCGCGGAACGCCGTCTCGTCGGAGTTTGGGGCGTAGCTCGTGCGCCAAAGCCCAAACCTCTTTTCCATGTCTTCCAAAACCTGTTTGCCGTCGTCGCTTTGGAAAACCGATTTATAGGTTGCCTTTAGTTCTTTCGGACTCATCCTTCGACGGCCTCAAGCCCACCCTGGCGGATTTCCTTGAGCGCCGGCGCCGCCTGTCCGGCGGCCTGTGCCGCCTGTTGCAGCATCATCATTTCCTGTTGCTGCGCCTGTTGCGCTGCGCGTTGCTGTCGCAGCTCCGCAACCTCACCCTCGCCGCGCGTCACAACCGCCGGCGTGCCGGTAACCTTGATGACGTGCTGCGCTAAGCCGTCCATATCGAGGTAGTCGACCACAGACGGATCGAGCTGCATAAGCGGCGCCAGGAACTCAAACATCTGCATAACGGACTGGACGTCGCCGCTGCGCTGCGCCTTAGCCAGCGGGCTCACATACTCGATGTCAATGTCGCCGCCGCGGAGACTTTCGGGCGGCGGCACAAATTTCTTCTGGCGCGACAGGATCGCGAAGCAGCGATTGATCAGCGGCTGAAGCAGCTCGGCTTGGAGTCGGCCCAGCACTGGGCCGAGCAAGCGCATCTTTTCCTCAGTGCGCTGGATCACTTCCGTCGCCGTCATTTGGGGGCCTTGCCCAAGAATGAGCTGGTCGACGTAGAACGCTGCGCGGATCGCTTGCCGGCGCTGCTCAAGCTGTTGCTCGCCGAG